ACCCAAGTAGTCTGCCGCATTACCAAGAGATGAAGCAGTGTTGTTTAATTCAACATAGCCATATCTTGTCATGAAGCCTACAACTGGTTCAAAAGTTGCTGGATCAAGTACAACACCTGAACTCATTAAAGGAATGTATGGGCAGTAGAATGCCGCCGCATCAGCCTCTGAAGAGCCTTTGTAACCAACTAGTACTGATGTTGAATCAGCCGCATAGCCGTCTACGTAAACTCTCATTGAGTTGTTAAGTGTACCAACAAACTTAGTGTTAGTTGGTGCTTCAAAAGTGCCTTCAGTAGTTCTTGCGAACGCAGAAGTTGTAGCAGACTGAAGAATTGTTAATGCTTCTGCAGAAACAACTGCCCAGTTACCAGCACCACGACGTGTACGCTGAGCAATCTTGTTAGCAGTTCTGTTAATAAGAACAGCAAGTGCCGCGTGTTCGTCACCTACGAATGTAGCAGTACCACTTACAGCCGCTTGGTTGTAAGTTTCTTCAGTAGATGCTAATGAACGTAGTGAAGCAAGGATCTCTTGATCAATCTCAGCAGTAATTTCTTGGGCTAGTGCCGCCATAATTTCTGCTTCAACATCAATACCTTGTTGTGCTTGAGCGTCTTGAGCCGCTTCAAATGTCCAACGAGCAGATAGTTTACGAGTTTTCGCTTCTACTGCTTGTTTCAAGATTTGAATTGACATACGCTTACCAGGTGTACCTTCTAATGTAGCAGTAGCGTCTGCGTTATCATTAGTTGCGTTACCTGAATAACCACGAGCAATGTTGAATGGGCTAAGAGCCTCTTCACCTGCTGTAGCGTCATCGAAAGTATCCGCATAACGTACACGAAGTGTATGAATCTGACCCACAGGGCCAGTCATTGGTTGAACGCCAACGATTTCGTTAGCAATGACGGTTGGCATAACACGTCTAATTACAGGTAGGATAACACGGTTCAGTGTTGCAACATTTCCTGCGGAAGTTGCTCCAGCAGTTGCCGACTCAGCGAGATAACGTCTAGTGTTCTCGAGAGTGACATCCATTACGCTTTTCTTCTGACCTGAAAGACCTTCTAATAAAGCGCCTTTTGTATCCTGCCAGTTTTCGTTGATGATTTCTGACATTTTGTCCTTCTCCTTTTTAGTTTAATCCCGCTAATCTGCGGAGTTCAATTAAGTTTGATTTGTCTTCTACCGTTTCTTTAACTTCTTTATTGCCTGTTACTTCTTTGCCTTCTGTTAATGCCTGTTTTACAGTTTTTGGTGCTCTGTCTTCCATAACTGCCGGTAGATACTTCTCAAACGCAGTGTGCAACTTTTCAGTTTGTACACTTTCCAATAGTTCAGACATCAAATCTTTTTTGTCTTTCCCTAATGGGCTGAGCAACTCGTTCATCACTGCAACACGTTTTGCTGTGTCTCTAGCCGCAGTAATTTCTGCTTCCTTAGACTCAACTAGCGTATCCTTCTCTGTGATTGATTTCTTAGCCTCTGCTAACTGTTCTTCTTTCTCAGCGATAACTTTCATTAACTTTGCAGTTTCTGATTTCTCGTTTAAGTAAGAAGTTTGGTACTCATTAGCAAACGCTTCGAACATTTTACGACCAAAATTGTTTTCTCTAGCAGTTTCAATGTCTTCCTTCAACTGACTGATTTCATCAGTAAGTCTCTTAGAAACTGTTTCCTTAACAATTGAAGCCGATTTCTCAACAAACTTAGTTTTAAGTTCATCAAGTTTAGACTTAGCCTCTGCGACAAGTTTAACTTTGGTTTCTGCCAAGTCTCTCTTGTCTTCCGCAAACTCGTTGATTTCCTTTGCAAGTTGTTTAACCACAAAGTTCTCCAGTTTACCGAATCTCTCTGAAACCGCTTTACGGTCTTCATTAAGTTCGCTAATTTCCTTAGTCAACTGCTTGAGCATAAACTCTTGCAATTTATCTGAATGTTCGCCTACTTTTGCTTTGTACTCAACTCTTGCTTCTGCAAGTGCCTTTTTGTCTTCAGCAATTTCTTCAATTTCAGATTGTAAACGATCGGAGACCATGCGATCAACTGCTTCAACCATGGCTTGTTTATCATGATCATAGCGTTGTGCAAACTCTTCGCGGAGTTCAGCAGTAACTTTGTCTTTGTTTTCTTTAACTTTAGTGTCCCACGCTTCTTGAATTGAGTCTCTTACGTCCTCGCTTAAGATGCCTGTTTCAAAAAGTTTGTTAAAAACATCACTCATTGGCTTTCTCCTTTATGTTACTGCAAGCCTTTTATGACTCGTAGCATTGCTTCTTGAAGATACTTTTGCGATTTTTTGTCGCTTTGTACTTCATGTGCCACCTGCATTGCTCTATAACCACCTGCTGTATTCATGAAGTGTTCATAGATTGGTGTAGGATATGCACCTGGCGCACTTGGTTGTGCTACTACATCAACAGTGATAATTTCAAAATCGCTAACTTCGCCATTGGCTTCGCTAACATTACCACTACCTCTGCTGGATACACCTAGTTTAACTCCGCTCTCAAGCATTGTTTTAACTAGGTTCCCCATTGGTGTTGGCAAAATTTTCATCTTACCAAACCCGTTAGGACCGTCCATCCACATATCTGTAATCATGTGACTAACCCTGTCCAAATTTACTTTCAAGTCATCTGGGTGATCTACTTCACCTAATACTGAATAACCACCATCGATCTGATCCTTGAGTGTCCTAACAGCGTTGCCTATTTCGGAGACCGGGTAGACTCGCTGATTTGCGTTTTTAACACCACCCTGAATACATAAGCCTTTTAAATAAAGGTACTTGTTTTCTCCTACACCTTGAGACTCAAGGGTGACTTTCGCCTGATCGAAAGTAAGATTCTC